GCAACGTTCGTTTCATCCAAAAAAAACAATCGCAAATCGGATTCGAATTCCGTTGGTTTGTCGCGACCGGATTCAACAAATCGAATCGTTTCCAACAACCAAATGATTGGTGTTTTGTCGATGATGTTGTTGTTGGCTTTTGTCCATTCAATGTTCGCAACCATTTTTGTTCCGGTCAATGCAAATGGTTCCGCCAAATACATGATCGGTTCCATTCCGCCATTTCCGGAAATCAATGTTGCAATGATCCATTGATTTGGTTCCATGTCAACGATTTGGAATTTTCCACCTAATGAATTGGTGATGATTTTGCCAATTCGCGACCATTTGGAATCGCACGTCATCCATTTTTGTGTGATTGGATCAAATTCCAACATGATCGTGTTGTCGATCGTTGAAATGATGTCATCCACAATGTTTGCAATGTCGTGTTTCATATCCAATAAGCCATTTGTTTGTCACGACCATTCCAATTCGATCCGGATCCCTTTCCAACATATCCACACGTGATGATTGCATGTTGATCACCGCCATCGATGACCAATGTGTCGCCGGATGAATAACCATGACCGCCATCCACATCGGATGCGAATGAAATCGATTGAATTTCGCCATTCCACAACGTGTCAACGGAAAATGTTGCATCTTGGTTTCCGGCATCAATGGTGATCACGTCACCAATCGTGAATCCGGATCCACATGTTCCGGACATCGTGACCGAAACAACCGCACCATTTCCATCCGTTACAACATCGCATTCCAATTGTGATCCGGTTCCGCCAATGGTCGCAATTGCGGTTCCATCAACATATCCGGTTCCGCCGGTCAACAATGTTGTTGCATTCACACCCCCAATTCCGTATGCGGTGACATCCACAACCATTCCGGATCCATTTGGATTCACGTCAATGATGTTGTCAATTGCAATCACTTCAATCACACAATCGCCATTTCCAACCGGAATCGTCAATGTGTTGTTCAAAATAAGGTTTTCACCCCCATCCACAATTGTGATTGATTGCACACCGCCATTTCCATCGTCAACAATATCGACAACCACACCAAATCCGGATGGATTGCACAAAACATTTTGTTGCGTTGTGTAACCGGTTCCGGCATTTTGAATGGTGAATGCGGTTGCGGAATCGTATTTGATCGAATTGAAATTGATGGTTTGATATTGCATCGAATAATACAACGAACCGATCGTGAATTGCATTCCATTGGTCGTGACTTGACCATCCGGAATTGGTTTGTTCAATATCAAATAAGATTGAATTGCACGAAACGTTTTGATCGATTCATTGTATCGTGACCACATTGATGAATAAATGGTCGAATTCACACGTGAATTTTGGTTTTGTGGAATTACATTTCCGATCGGTGTCATTTGATTGATCGTGTCTTTCATGTATTCCCAATAAATGAAACCTTTCAACATGTCACGAATGCCAATCGAAATCAAATGGTTTCCGCCAATGTTGGAATCCAAATGAAACGGATCAAACATGAATTGAAAATTTGGCGACCAAAATGCGAATAATGGCGGAAAATAATCATTCATGAATTCATCGTACATTTTCGCACCGAACAATTCGATCAAATATCGTTGTTCGTATCGATCAATGTAGTCAATCAATTTTTGTTGATCGTACATTCCGGTGTGCAATTCAAATCGACCGGTGAAATCCGATGGTTGCAAAAATGTAAATGGTGAAAATGGCATGTCGTTTTCGTTTCAATTATTTTATCAATTTACCCAATCCACGCGAAAGGAACAATTTCAACATTTCGCCGGTCACCTTGTAAATGATTCCCTTTGGCATGTGTTTCGATTTTCCGTTCGATTCGAATGTGTATTCATCACGATCGTTGATGTCAACGTCAATGACAATTTTGTCATCGGATTTCGATGCATGGATGTCAACGTTTTTGGTGTCAACATCCAATGCAACGTTTCCGTTTTCATCACGTTCCAACGCAACATCGACATTTTTCGTGTCAATTTTCACGTTGATTGGTTTGCGTTTTTTTGGTTTTTTTGTCCATGTGTCAAATTGTTTGTTCACAAAATTAGATTGCCGGATCCAAAGCCGCGATCGCGGTTGAAATGGTTCCTTTCACGAATGCATTCACGTCATTCAATTTGATGTAATGAACCGCACGTGCTTCCGCCAAAATTGAAACCATGTTGCGTTGGAAATCGTCATTCACATAACCAACTTGAATGTTCACGTTTTCACGCATTCTCAAATTCGCTTTTGACATGTCACCAACCAAAAATGTTCCGGCAGTCATGTATGTTGTGGAAACAACAACCAAATTCGCAACACGCATTTCACCATTCGCGGATGGATAGAAAATTGGTGTTGTGTATTCACCTTGTGTTGTTTTTGTCAATTGCATTTTCGCAACGTCAACCGGATTCAACACAACGTGTGTTGGAACGAATTTCGCCGCTTCAATTTGTGACATTGCAACGCGAATGACATCCAAAATGTTCGCCGAAATGATTGTGTTTGCAAACGTACCGGCTGAAAAATTTTGCGCAAATGTCAAAATACCTTCCAAATCCGCACCAACACCGGTTCCATTCAAAATCGCATTGTCCATTGTTGTCAATACACCTTGAACCAAATCATTGTTGATTTCGTTTTGTACGAATGACAAATCCGCCAACATTTCTTTGGAAACTTTCACCATTCCGGCTACTTTTTTCACTTCTTTTGAAATTTCGGTGTATTTTTCTTCGTATTCCGTTTTCGCAACCGCTTCCGCTACCCATGCCGCTGATGGTTGTGCGGTTTGTTGGATGTACGTCACGAATTTTGATGACGTGATTCCACGATTCACAACGTTTTGCAACAACACGATTTGACGTGCAATGCGGTTCACGTTTGTGTCCAATTCCGACAACGCACGTGTTCCGGTGTAATCACCGGTGATTGTTGTGTCGGCTTTCACTTCCAAATCAAAACCACGACCGGATTTCACCGCATCGATTTTGTCGGACATGTGTTTGGTCACTTGTTCACCGATTGATTTTGTGAAACGACCATTTTCAACCGCTTTTTCGGTCATCGCTTCCATTTTTCCTTCCATTTTTGCAATGGATTTTTCAATTGCATTGGATTTTTCTTCCAATGATTTCAACGTTTCCAATTCCGATTTGATGTGATTCACATCATCCATTGATGGTGTTGATGCCATTTTTTCATTGATCAATCCGTTGATTTTTTCAACAACTTGATCCGGTGTCATTGTGTTTTCTGACATTTTTTTGATTTTTTTTGTGTTTAACAATTTAGTGAATTGATAACGGATGCCCAATCGAATGGTGTTTCAATCGTTTTCGGCTCGTCAACGATCAATGAATGGTCACGAATGACCGGTTCATGAGTTGCAAGTGATGACAATTGCGCATTCAAAAATTTGATCCGCATTTCGATTTCGTGACATCGTTCATCCGATCGATTTCCATGTGACAACGATTTGACCAATGTGTCAATTTCCGTTGATATTTTGGAAACGTGTTCGAATTTGTTGCCGGATTTGATCACATCAACCACATTCGTGAATTCGTTTGCGCCGAATGTGACTGCGGATCCTTCCCACAACATGACTTCCGAAATCATCCAATATCCGCCGGATTCCAA